ACATGGACCCCGCCGGGGGCATATCCTCAGTCAACACGGCCACGCGGCCCTCAATGATTATTGCGTACATTTCGCGCCCTCCTATTCGAACCAGGCCAGTGCGGCCCGGACTTGCTGGCCCTTGTTAGTTGTCTCAATGCACCACAACCCGGTGGACCCGGAGGCCAGCGCGGACAAGTCCACGGTTGCCCGCAGCAGCGTGTAATCTGTGTCGTACTGGCACAGGGCGGCAAGGTCGGGTGCTGCTGCGTAGTCCGCCCCGCGAGATGCCTTGACGATGATGTCTGTGTTGTAGGTCAGGGCATCCAACGCCTTGTGCAGCAGGTACAGCGTGGCCTTGGTGGGCGCGGACCCCAGGGCAATGCCAGCCGGAGTTGTGAGGGTCATGGAGGTGGTTCCAGTAATGACTGTTGCGTCTATCCCCAGTGTAATAGCCTGACCGCCGAAAGTCTGCGTCGAGGTGATGTCACCAGCCAGCAACACTGCGGTCCCTGCGGCGGTGTACGCATTAGCCAGGATGCCAGCAGAGTACAGGGCCAGCCTATCACCCGCCTGGACCGCAAACGGCGTGGCGAACTCAATCGTGTTGACTCCATTCACAGACGTGACAGCCTGACTTTCCCCGACGAAACTGTACTGTGTTCCGCTGATGAGGCGGAAGACCTTCACTTTGCAGGAGATTCCAGCAGACGTTGTGTAGAACCGCGCAGACTTAATGAGTCCAGTTGGCAGCGCAAAGTTCAGGTCGATGGTTGTATAACCCGCACTCAACTGCGAGGCCCGCAAAGTTGCGCCATTGCCCACGACAGTGGCGGACTGGTTACTGTACCGCTTATTCGCAGCCTCGTAGACAGCCCCGCCGCCCTTGGTCATTTCATCCGTGGCGAACAGCCAGATGCCGCCCTTTGGCATAGGACCAGTTACGCGGCCCACCTGAATGTGCGCAATGAAGGCGTTCATGGCCGCATTGTCGCGGGCGGCTTGGTCTACGCCGCCAACGCTGGAGGGGATGATGGAGCTAACCAGTTTTCCCCCGGCGTCGAGGACGGGCACGTTGCCTACGCTTGTACCCGTATTCGCCAGCGCGGCGCTACCAAGTCCCAGTGCTGATCTGGCATTACTTGCGGTTGTTGTCCCCGCGAGCGTCAGGCCGAAAGCTCCGAAAGTAGGTACGCTTGCAGCAGCAGCTTCGGCATTTGTTTCTGCGAGTTCTGCGGCGATGCGGGCCGTGTTCGCTTGGCTGGCAGAGGCCGCGGCGGCGGCAACATCGCTTGCGAGTCCTGCCAGTAAATCGTCTGGATTTGTGGTGCTGGATATCTCCACTTTTACGGAGCGGTCTATCTGCTCCTGTAAACTCTGACAAACCATTGTTAGGAGATCAAGCGCACCCTCATGAGTCTCGGCAGGAAACGCCGAGTTCTCAACGTAGTCCACTTCCTGCACAATACCGGGAGCACGCGCGATTACCAGCGACTCGCCAACAGCGAGGGCCACGGTGAGCGTCAGAGAGCCGCCAGCGGCATCGCCAGCGCCAGTGAGCGTGTAATCGGTTGTCAGAGCAAGCACAGTCTCAACGCCCGCACTGCTGCGCTTTGTAGCGGTGAGGTCTGCGTTTTTCGTGAACTTGTACGTAATCGGGAACGGCCCATTGCTGCCGCTCCCGTTATACGAGACCTTTGACGTGGTGCTGGCTATGGTCATTGTTGGGCCTCCTGCCTCATTTGTGTTTGCAGCTTCTCAATTTCAATACGCTCGGCGATTCCACCGGGGACGCCCTGTGATCTTGTGACGAGTTCGTATCTAGCCTGTTCGCGGAAGTCTCCGAACACCTCACGAATCATGTTCGACTTGATACCGTCAGGACCGCCGCTAGCCGCCGTGAAGGTCTCGGACGCAACCACGTTTTGCAGGGCCTCCACCAGCCCCAAGTCACGCGGCAGCATTTGGAACGTGTCGTACTCTTCCGGGGTCAGCTCGACCTTGACGCCCTCCCAGTGCAGCACCTTGCCCGGCCTGGGAATCGGCACATTGTTTTCCATGATAGCCTTATCAATCGCGTACGTCGGGCTATTCCCCGCGTTCTTGATTTCCGACTTGCGAACCGGGTCAACCGTGCTGGAAAGCCACACTTCGCCCATCGTCACCGCTTCGCCGTATCTGTTGCGGCGCGGATACAGGTCGCCAGAGTAGCCGGGAAGCGAGTTTTTGAGCGCGTCCGAAACAGTTCTGACCTCGCGCACAACTGGGTCAACGTCGCGGCGTATGGCCTTGACGGGCGAAGGCACAAACGAGGCCGCAAACTGTTGTGCGTATCTGTCCCCGTAGCGGTCAGGGTCCTGGAGCACGTCAATCATGCCCGCCAAGCCCTGCATAAATGTCTTGCTCGTGACAGCCTGGCTGAATGCCCCAGCCACCATCATCGCCGCGTTGTTGCGTTCATTCTCCTCAAGGTAATCATCGAACAGTGCGATGTCGGCGGCTGCACCGATAACCATACTAAATGGTTCCATCGCCTGATATGATATCCACTTGTCGCCCACCTTGACGCTGTACGGTTGCCAGCCGACAGCCTTCAGGTTTTCCTTTTGCTTCGTGTCGGACGGACCTCCTCCGGTGATGAGGCCAGCGGACGCCGCCTGCGCCGCCATGAATCCCAGGGTGCTACCCAGGGCGATGCGCGAAATAGCCATGTCACGCGCTGCGCCACCGTTGATAAGATCCTGCTGTACACTCGGCATGAACGGTGCGAACGGGCTGCGCTTAAGCCCGTAGCTGACGAGGTTAGCCGGGGTGCGGAAAAACGGCACGGCCAAGCGGAACAGCTTTCCGGTGGGCACGTCGTAGGTCTTGCCGCTTTTCAAGGTTACGGTCTTGTCCGTCCCAAGTGCGCCCTGCAACTTTGTCATACCCTCGCCAAGTGCGTTGGTAAACGTCGAGTAGTGCGCGAAGTCCATAGCCTGCATCTGTAAATCCCAGGGCGGATTCGTCACAAGCTCCTGAATCCTGTCCGCGAACTCCTGCCCCTTCAACCCCTCGGCAGACGCAGCCCGGTGCGCCCTGGCGTTAAGCTCCATGCTGTAGCCAATGGCCTTGAAGAAGTCGTCCTCTGCACCCAGAAGCATATTCCCGGTGCGTAGGCGCTCCGCCGTGAAGTCGATCATCTTGCCCCACGCGCTTTCAGCATCAACGCCCATGTTCTCGGCAGTAATTGCGCGGCGTGTGGTTTCCAGCTTGCCCAGCGGGTCGGTGCTCTCGCCAGTACGCACGGCGCGCACAAAGGCGGTAGCACCAGCGCGCAATCCCTCGATACCGCCATACATCATCGCCAGCGTCTCACCCACCTCTACGCGGTCTATGGCACCCTTGCTGAACAGGCCTCGCACGGCTCCCATGCCCTCAGCTACGGCGCGCTCCGGTATCTGCGACATTAGCGCAATGGAGTTGCCGAGTGTGTTCTTAAGGTGAGTCGCCGGGTTCGCCAGCATCGCCATGTAACGCGCCTCAAGAATCATGTCGAAGGTGCTAGCCCTTTCAACCTTGCGGGCAAAGCGCGCAATCTCTTCAATGTCGAGCTTTCCGTCTGCGTTCAGGCGCGACATATCGAGGATGGAGTCCATGATAGCGTCAGCATTTCTATCGCCACCATGCTTGCGGGCGAGGTCGGCAAAGGCCGTGCTGATGAGCTGCGTGCGGACATCCCCGACAGGACGCCCCATAATGTTGAGTGCGCGCCCGGCTTCAGCAGCCATGCCGTCACGTGCTGCGGTTACGGCAGAAAATACGCCCCAAGCCTTTGCCGCTGCATCCTTGTCGGCCTGCTCCCCAGTCTGCTTTGCGCGGGCAATGAGATCCGCAGTCTGCGCCGCGAACTCGGCCTGCAACTGGCGGGCGGCAAGCAACTGCTCTGCGTTTCCGGCCTGGCCTTCCTTGCGAAACAGCAAATCGCTCACGCGTGTTTCACTTTCTCGCGCGGCCTTGTCCGTTTCTTCCCACGTCCTCACGCCGCGCGTAGCCTGCTCAAATGCGCCTGTCTCGCGGTTGTGCCGCGAAACATCGTTAATGAGCTTGAGCACATCCTCTGTGCTATTGATGCGCTGCAAGTTGGTATTGCCGCCCTCGGCATATTTCTGGTCAAGCTTCGGCGCTGGCGTCGGGTCGTAGATGATCTCATCAACGGGGCGGACCTGGTAGTACGTCTTGTCAATGGCGATCTGCGCGTCGTCGAACACCACGTAGTTATGGCTGCCCTCGCCCGCGCTGCGGCTGGTGCCGTCAAGGTAGCGCAGGCCGGGGATGCCGATGGACTTGAGGTACTCGGATGCGGCACGCTGCGATCCGTACTCGGACACCAAGCGGCCATAAATGCCCTGCCCGGTCATCTCGGAAAGACCCTGGCCGAGCATCCGGTCTACGTCTTTCTGCGTCAGATCGAACTTGGAATCCCCAGTGACAAGAACCCAAGGGGCTACGCTGCCGGGCTTGGCCTGACCCTTGCGGTTGTCGCGGATGGTCGCTCCGCCGCCCATGTCGAAGCCGTCTGCGGACTTCGGCATCTTCAGCTTGATGCTCTCCAACGCCTTTTTGACCTGCTCCGGCTGCTCGGACAGAGGCTTGTCCCAGTCCAGCATCGTTTTCGGTTCGGGGATGGTGACTTCGTAGAGCTGGCCTTTACGCTTTTCGCGAACACCGGAAATGAGTTCAGCAATCTTCTCAACCGAAAGGCTACGGCTCGCCGCGTTGGCATACTGCACCCGCTGTGCCGCCGTTGCTGCGTCGGCATCCGTGTTGGCCTGCCGGATAACTTCCGCACGCCCCCCAGCGTTCAACGGGATGCCGAGCCTTTCAGCCTCCGGGCCGATGTCGAAAGCCTTGTGGGAAAGCGCGGTGCGGTAGTACTCCGCGACTTCCTTGTTCCCCGCGAAGTACAGCCCCCAGCCATACGCCTGCGCGCCCTCGCCGCTGCCGATGTGGTCCAGGGTGAACTTGTCGAAGCGGTACGGCGAGCCGTGGTAGGCTGCCTGAAAATTCTCGCTTGTCTCCCCAGGCTTCATCGCCGGTGCACTCCCGTCTTCCTTGGCCCCAGGCACACCGCGCACGGCCTGCACGAAGCTATCCCAGCGCGTCTTGCCAGCGTCCACGGCCTTGAGCCATGCCGGGCGGTTCGCGGCCTTCTGTGCGGCCACTTGGTCTGCGAATAGTTTGTCCGTCGCGCCCTTGGCATAGAACTCCGCCTCGGACATGACCGGGGCACCCTCGGCAAGCCCGGTCTTGTAGGCGTCATAGGCGCGAGTGACGGCGCGGCGTTCGGAGGCCGGAAGCCTGTCGTACTCCCGGTGCATCCATTCCTCTACCAGCGTGTTCGCCTTCGCGCCCTGGTACAGCTCAATCGCCGTGCTGTATGTTCCGTCCTCTGCGGCCCGCGTGGTTGTTTTCCCGGTGATGGCGTAATCCTTGGCAGGGTCAGGCACCACCCCCTGGTCGGCAAGTATCCAATCATCCACGCCCTTACGCAGAAGGTTCACCCTGTCAATGACAGCCATGCTGGTGTCGTTCAGGGCGGTTCCGCCGCGCATCAGGTCGGCAGTGTAGAACTCTTTCGCCAAGTCCTTGGTGAGCGTGTCAATGCGGCCCTCTTGCTCGGCCTTGTAAATCTCATTGCCCTGTTTGGAGGTCTCAAACCAAGTGCCAGCGTCAACTCGCTGACGCATACCGGCCTTATTGCCAGGCTTCATGCCACCAGAAAGCATCATTCCAAGCCCGACACCAGCGGCCTCGGCAGTCTCTCCGGCGTCTATAGTCCCCGTGTGCCCCAACTGTTCGACAACGCTCTCTCCGGTCATGTAGGTAGTGCCAGCCGCGATACGTGCCGCGGGGTCTAGTCTGTGCGCCGCCTTGAATACTGATCCAGCGGCGGCTCTGCGGCTAGCGGAGTAGAGCGCGTCCACAATATTGCCGTCCTCGGAGAATCCGCGCAGAGCAGCAAACATTTTTCCGTATGCAAACTCCATGAGCGCAGGGCCAGAGCCAATCAACCCACCGACGACTCGTGTCATGTAGTCATCAATACTCACCTTGCTATGGTAGTGCTCGGCCCAATAGTGTACATCGTTTTTCAGTTGCTCAAAAACCTGCGGCTTACCCTTTCTCATTTTCCGCGAAACAATATCTGCCAGCCCGTCAAGCGTACCATACACAGTTTCAGCAGAAGAATTTAGAGCAATGGATAGCCCTTGCGCCCCCTGGCTCTTTGCGGCCTGCACAGAACTTTCTACAAGGCCAGCCTGCGAAGGGTCGTAAGCTTCCTGCGCTGTGGGTGCCGCCTTCGCCTTCTGTGTCTCCTGGGGCGTGCTGGCGCGAATTGAGACGGGTTCCTTCGGTTCTTCAGGCATCTTGCCAAGGTCGCCCGTGGGCGACATGACGGACGGCGTTTCCGGCCCCATGATTCCAGCGGAGCGGGCGGCATCGCGCATCTTGTCCAGGATACCGCGCGCAGCTTCGTTCGTCGGGGAAGCTTCGCGCTCCGCGTCGGCCCGGTATTCCTGATACTTGTAAAGCAGCTTATCCATGCGGCACCTATTTCTTTGTCTGGTTGGCAACCCACTGGCGGGCGGCGGCGATTAGGGCGTCGGCTTGCGCTTGCTTCAGGTCTCCCTTGGCAACGCGGGAAATAACGGACTGCTCATATTGCGAAAGATTTTGCTGGTTCGCTTCGCCGCTGAAGCCACGCGGGGCATTTGTTTTTGACATACGGGCACGCCTAACGTCTTCTGCGGCCTTTAGTGGGTCTTCCCCGGCTTGCACTCTGCGCTGAAGGTCAAGTAAATCATCTTGCTCTTTCGTCTTGTATTGCGGATCGTACTTGCGCGTCATTTCCGGGTAGGCACCCTTGACCAAATCCTTTGCGGCCTTTGTTTGCGGAGTAGCATCAAGCGGGTCTGGACGCGACTCTACGGCGCGGATAGTCTCCGGTGTGGCGTGCGGGCTGCTCAAAACACGTTGCCTGTGTGCCTCCCAGGCTTCGGGCGTAGCCGTGCGCTGAAGGCGGGCCGTGGCCTCCTGTAAGTCGCGGTTCAATTGCGCCTTCCCCTCTGTCTCCCGCTTCTCTGAAATTCTGACGGCCTCACGTGTACGCTCTGCAAAGATAGTCTGAGTCATGCGCTCAAGCGCGGCTATGCCGTCTTTGCCAACTAGGCGTTTCCATGTGTTGCCCTGCGAGTCAATGGGCATATCTTTCTGCCACTGCTCGTAGGCATCGCGCCAGTTCGGCTTGAGCAAGTCGCCCCGGAAGATGTCGCCGTAGAACTGTTGCCTATCCTTCACCTTACGCACTTCGGCGTCAATGGGAGAAAGCAGGCCAGCGGCAACCTGGGCGTCAACCAATTTGTACTGGTCCAAAAGGTACTGTTCGCGCTCGGTGTTGTTGCTGGTCTGCATTCCCAGCGCCACCTTGTCGGCAAGGCTGCTGTCCATCGTCAACCCAGCGCGCTTCTCCACGGCCTTGTATACCGATTCACGAACCTTGCCGTTAAATGTTTCCTCATGCTGCGCGAAGTAGTCTTGAAGCGGCTTGGCGGCACCGCCCGTCACGTCCTTCATGGTCTCATATTTGATCTTTGAGTGCAGATCACCCCAACGTGACATATCTTCCATAGGGTTGCTGCCGTCCACGGAGTTGGAGAAAGTCGCGAGGGCTTCCCCTACGCGCTTGCCGTACTCCGCACGCTTCTGCGCCACGGTGTTCAGGTCCGCCGCACGCTGCAAGCCGTCGATAAACTTCACTCCGCTATCAGCCAGCGAGGCAAGCCCCTGCCAGCCAGCACCCGCGGCGCCCACGTCCATGCGAACAGGCCCACCCGGTCCGCTTACCTGTGGTGCGCCGATGCCCGGCGTCATCTCTTGGTACTGCGTGCCGCCACTGTTACGCGCCATAGATGCTTCCCCCGTACTTCTTGGCCCCGCCGATTAGCAGCGTGCCGCCAGCGGACAAAGCACCAGTTGTGCGCGCCGTGGTGCCCATGTAGGAGTCAAGCGCAGACTGCGTGCGGAGCTTCGCGGCCTGTTGTGCGGCGCTGTAATACACGTTCTCCACTTCCATAGCGCCCGTCTGCTGCATCTGTGTCAGGTTGAATTCGTCCTGCCAGGCCGCGCCGGATTCAACGGCTATCGGGCTACCAGCAAGAGTCACGCCAGATGTGCCCTGTGCCACGTTGCGCCGGGCCTTGGCCTGCTGCTGCGCCTTAGAAAGCTGCTCCGCCTCGATCCTGTTCTTGCGCTCAAGGGCAAAGGCGTTGCGGGCCGCTGCGTCCTCGGTGGCAAGCGCTGCCTGCGAAGCGGCTTCGGCGTTGTAGTCAGCAGCGCCACCCTGCGCCAGACCGCCCGCCAGGAGAGAGCCAGCGGAAAGTGCCGTGCCAACCGTTCCGAGCGTGGTCATTGCCGAAAAGGCACCAGCCGACCCGAAGAGGCCCGTAGTCGCTGCCGTAGCCGCCGTGGTGGCGGTAGCTGCGGTGCCCGCCGTGCCGAAGGCAACCGCCCCTAATTCGAGTCCGCTCATGCCCAGACCCTCCCGAAGTGTATGAAGTCCTCGCCGCCTGGGCCGTAGCCAGGAGCGTAGCCCTCGATCTCAAACCCAAGCGCCTTGGCCCAGGCGATAGCCGCCGTAAAGTTGACGCTCACGTGTGCGCCGATGCGATGATAGCCCTGATTCCTGTGCAGCCAATCCAGCCCACGCAGGGCGATGGACGTGACAAGTTTCGGGCATTCGCTTATCAGGTCGCTTGTCAGCACCCATCCTTCGCCCACGCCGCCCCACAAAGGCCGTACGCCCATGCAGGCGACAATCTCACGCCCCTTGAATATGCTGATGCCTGTGTAGTGCTCCTGCGGACCACGGGGCGACTTCACGTCAAACGCGCGCTGCTCAATCACCGCGGCATGGTGGCGGCAGAATCGGCGCACCGTGTACTTGCCCCAACGGCCAAGGATGCGGCGCTCTGCGCTACTCATTGTACGGACTCAAGCCCTTGCTTCTGCGTTCAAGCGCGTGGTCTAGTGCCTTCATTACGCTCTTTCTAGGAAGCCTGCCCCCTTTCGCCATAACGTCCAGGTCTTCCTTTGTGCTACCCGGATGAATCAGCGGGAAAGCTATTGTTTCTCCGTTCACGTCCATTTCTGCGGTCTGCTCGGTCATTACCCCGCCGTCAGCAGTCGGTATCCTACCAAGCCAGCCCACGCCCTTCCGCGATCCATCTTGGCGCAGGTCGTTTGCGTTAGGCTCCCACTGCGCCGCATCGCCGCCTTTTCCACCCTGCATTCCTAGGCTACTCATTGGTTGTCACCACCGGGACCATCATAAGCACGGTCATTGGAAGCGGCTGGTCCTGCACCACCACAAGTCGGCAATCCTTTGTCCAGCCAGTTGATACGCGTATCTCCTTATCCCCGGTGAACAGCGGAGGCGGGGCGTCCATTGGATCAGACTGCGTGCGGAACGAAAGTGTTCTTAGATTGTCGCCATTCTTATTCGCAACTCCGGCCTTCCCGCCAACAGTGCGCAGGAAGCGCAGACTAAGTTTCGGCACGACCTTATTCTTCGTCTGGCTTGTGCCGAATTCGCTCCCGGCTTCAAGCTTCATCGTGCGCAGGGTTGACGTGTACCCCAAGCCAGCGTGGATTACTGCGCCAAGAGAGGTCAGGGCTATTGACCCATTGCTGGAAACTACAACGTCGGGGTGCACTGCCCCGTCAAGTAATACCTGGGCAGTCCCGCCCTTCAAATGGTCCAGACCTGTTACCGACTGCGTAAGCGCGGCCCAAGCCGGAGTAGCCGTTGTCTGAAGCGCAGCCGGGATAGCGTCGATAAACGTACAAGAGCAGGCATTGCTAGAAGTGAACGCTGTTATTTCAACTCGGTAGCATCTACACATTGCGTCATACAGTGCGCCAGAGTTAGATGCCTGAATAGCGTAAATGGACCCAACGGCCCCACTAGTGAAGGGAGCGTGCCCTGTCGCCGTGATCGTTCCATTGCTACCAGCGGAGTAATTCCCCGCGGTCAATGAAAATACATGCGTAAGGTCGGTATTCGTTCCGTCATAGGTCAAGCCAGAATCTACAAAAAATGCATCTACTGTGTTCTCGCCTTCGTGCGGCCCTTCAAGGAACTCTATTGTCCTGACAACGGTCCCGCCAACGCTACGCGAGAACTGCGCCCACAGTTCGGTGCGATTATCAACACTTCCGAAAACAGACGCAATTGACTCAACGTTGCCGTCCGTCTCGGTGTTCGCCCAGCCCTGCACGTCCTGTTCGGGCATGTAGGTCATGTTCGCAATGGTGCCGTCCTCTTTCGCCACGTACACCACGGAGTCTGGGTCCTGCACATACACAAGCCGCGTTGCCAGCCCCTTCAAGATGTGGTCGGACAAGATGTTCTTGTCGGGCGTCACGAAACTATCAGTCTGGAAGTCATACGCCATCTCGCGCACGCGCTGCTGACCGCGCTGCACAAACAGCGTCGAAGCGTTGATGTCAATAGGCTCTATATTGGAGCTTCCGCACGTGCCGTGGCGGCTAGCCTTTATGCTATCAGGGGACATGCCTTCGCTAGCTGACGCCCCACCGATAGTCCAGGGAGACGTGCGCGTACCAGCCCACAGGCGCTCCTTGGGTAACAGCCAGGCAATGGCCTGCGGCTGCGAGGCGTCCAGGGTGGTTTCAATGGCATCGTCGGCCAGAGGAACACCTTCATCATTGGTGCGCCTGTCTCCCGGTGCCCACTGTTCCCAATAGGTGCTGTTCAGCCCGGCGTTGGACGCCAGGGTAGCGGCCTCTATCTGGTCGCCAGTCGCCCCGGTGAGCTTGAACGTAATCGTCTTGTCTGCGCTAGCCGCGTCGAAACGCTTGGCCCCAGTGTAGCGGAAGTATGCGGTTTCACCGCTGGCGTTAGACCCCTTGACGGCCACCAGATCAACGCTGTTGCTGCTGAATATCTTTCCCTTAGGCAGCAGGAACGTGTCTCCGTCCTTGCCGTTCTTGGAGCCGTCGCTGTTCGTGTCGAGTATGGGGCACGTGGCCCAATTGGTAAGCGGCACTTCCCGCGTATTCAACCTGAAATCCGTGTAGTTGCGCGTCTGGCTGAACCAAAGCGTGTTCGGCTGGCTAGGCGTCGCGGCATAGCACAGGCGGCTTTCAAAGAAGCACACGCGAGAAGGCCAGTTTCCAGTGCCCCACACTTCGGGCTGGCCCTGAAGCGTAGGCGTGGTAAACGTCCAGTTTGTGTGCCCGCTGCGAGTGAGCGTGCGCGGCGCATAGCTGGGGTGCGCGAAGTAGATTGTGTCGTTGTTCTGCACCCAGCGCAGTTCCGCGAAGTCTTCAGGCTCAAACGGGATGGCCAGCTCGTAGGGCGTGCTCGGTGCGGTTACGACTATGCCCTGGTCTTTGTAAACCCGCATTCTACCATGTCCGTCCGTGTGCTTATAAAACTCAAGTATATATGACTGTTCGGTGTTATACTCGAACGGTACCAGCAAACTGGCTGCGGTTTGGTTCCCGGCAAGGTGCACAAAGCGAAAGCCGCTCCTGCGCTGCACTCCGCCATGCGGCAGGTTGACGAAGTTCACAAGGGTATCACACCCCTGGGCGTAATACTTAAGGTCAATGCGCCCAGCGAGGCGTGTGGAGAGTTCACCAGACGTGAACGAGGTAAGTCCAGGGGTCGCCGTACTCATCGGTTCCACCGTCCGCCAAGTTTCGCGGTGCGCCAGGTGCTTTGCACAATGGGTCCGTACGTCTGGCCCTGGCGGGCGTCAACGCTACGCGCTTCCCTCATGCGGTCCTCGTACATGGCTTGCGCCGCCTGGCGCGCAGTCACGGATGCCGTCAAGGGGTAGGCAATCTCCGCAGCGAGGGCAGCCTCAAACACCTTGCACAGAAGCGCGTCGTACTTCGTGGGGTCAGTCTCGCGCCACACGTACGAGATGTAGACAGGCGCGTCCTCGTTGCACAGTATCTCGCCGCCTACGGTTTCCCATATTTCCAGCGCGTCCTCATCGTCCCCGACCACCTCGACCACACGCAAGCAATCTGCGGGCAGCGGGTAGGCATAGTCCCACTTCCAAGCGGGCGCGGTGGTGCTCTGCTGCACCTGGGCCAGCTTCATGGCGCAGTTCCAAGGATGGGAGCGCAGCACGGCATCTCGCACCGAAGGCCAAACCTGTTCACACAGGTCGGCGGTCTCCGTGTCATCGGAGCCGGACATGATGCGATCGGCCTTAAGGCCCTGAAGCGCGTTATTGAATATCTCCGTCAAGCTAATGGCCATTATGCGCCCCCTAGGAGGTCAAAGAGGAAGTCGCCGGGCTTGCCTATGCTGAACACCCGCCCGCGCAACTCGCGCGCCACAGGCCCCCAGCCGTCACGATAAAAGCGGTAGTCGTGCATCAGCTTCTGGCCGTTGCCAATGTCCACAACCTGGTGCAGAGAAAGCTTGACGCCAGCGACGTACACGGGCGCGTAGCCCATATTCAGGGCGATATACACGGCGAGAAGCGCGCTAGAGCCAGCGCCCATGCCGGGGATAGGCCAAAACACATCGGCGTTCGGGCAGTTGCTCAACGGCTTTTCAGCGTGGTAGGTCACATCATCCCGGCGCTCGGTGCTGCCGGGGAAGCCTTGGCAATGGATGCTGACCTCATGCTCGAACACGCATCCGGGGTAGTGGTCTTCAACGTGCCCATTGACGGCGAATACTGGTGCCTCGTGCTCCGTCAACGCAAAGGCCGCGTCAAGCTCATCAACCCAGCCGTCAGCCCGGCCAAGCACAATGGCAGGGCCGGAAAATTTGCCCGCGAGGGGCGGGAGCGGCCCGAAGGACGCCCTCACCCCAAGCGGGAGTTTATGTTCTGTAACCTGCGTCAACCGCCAGCCCTAGGCAAGGTCCATCTTGGTCGTGGTGATGGTGCCGCTGGTGTTGGTAGCCACAAGGCTGATGAGCTTCTGCGTGCCACCGAAGGCGTACACCACAATGATGATGTCTCCGGTGGACAGGTTGTAGTGGTCGTAGGCATCGTCAAAGTAGCCAGACGCCACGGTGGTGGAAAGAAGGTCCGCAGTGCGGTACAGGAAAAGCTGCTGACCGGGAACACCGCCCATGAGGCGCATCGTCGAAGTCGAATAAGCCATTTTCTAAAGTCTCCTTTGGGCGTCGGGTGCGAAACCGCCGCCCTTTACACGTTAGCTAGGCTCTAGGCCGCGTAAGCCTCATCGTCGTCACACTGCCACTCGTAGATGCCGGTGCCGTCGATGGCGACAGCGCCAGCGGAAATCATGTGGTCGAACAGGTGGGCGGCCTTCTCGGGCACCCAATCCACATGAAGCTTCAGGTCCAGACCTTCGGCAAGGCCGATGGCGCTCTTGTGGTACAAGAAGCACTTTCGGGTTCCGCTGCCAAGGGGCAGTCCAGAGTGGAACAGCCAGGTGATGCCAAGCCACATGCGGGCTTCAGTGCCCTTGAGCCAGGGGTACTTGGTCCCGGCGAAATCGGCGCTCTTGAACTCGGTGAGATTCAGCATCTCGTTCCACTGGTGAGCACCCAGCACGGCGAAGCGGTTGCCATCGTCGGGCACATCGGCAGCGTTCAAGGTCTCCACGGCAGTCAAGATGCGGGACTTGGTCAGGCCGAGGGTGGCGGCAGTGTCTGTGGTGCCTGCGCCGGAGTCCAGCGCGGTGATGATGAGGTCATCCACCTTGCGGCCAAGGGCGTAAGCGCCAGCGTTGGCAACCACCATGCGCTCGTCAATGTTGGTCTTCAGCTCGTCGAGCTTGTCAACGTAGTCAGCACCGTACCAGTCTTCCAGGGTCGCAGTGACATTCGAGTGGTCAGCGTTCATCAGCGGAACGTTGCCGTGACGGGTCTTCTTGCCAGCGATGCCCTTCCCAGCCTTCTGGAAGATGCAGGTAGAGCCAGTCACGCCAGTTTTGAGGCGCACGGCGGAGCGCAGCTTGCTGCCAGTCTGCTGGTAGGCTTCGTGAACTTCGGCCAAGTATTGGGCGATAAAGGCATCAGAGATGTCGATAGACATTGTTTTGCCCTCCTAGGGCGTTGATTGTTGCGTACTTTTGGACCGCATAGGAGGGTATCCGGTTGTGTTCAGCATCGGGTATCCCTTTCGGGGCCGCGCCTTCCACGCTTGGGCCTCTTCCGCTTCACTTCTCCCGTATGGTTAGGCACCCCGACGAATCAGTCTGCCGAACTTCTCTGCAAATGCGTCAACTTCGCGCACATAGTCAGGGTCGCGCTTCATCGAATCGCGGTAGCGCGGGTCTGCCTGCATGGCGCGCAGCTTGCCCATAGCCTCCTGGGGCGTGTAGGCTGGCTCCTGGCTGGCGGTAGCGCCGCCCTTGAGCTTGCCCTCTGCCACAAGCGGGTAGACTTCGGACGCCAGCGCCTTGATAAGCGCTGTGTTGTTCCCAAGATGTCCGAGGATGCTCTCCTTGCCGTCCTTGCTCACAAGCCCAAGCGCCTGGGCGGCCTTGAGCGCATTGCTGAACTGCTCCTTGGGAACAAGGTCTGCGGCCTGCCATTCCTTGACAAGCGCCGTCTCGGCCTTCTCTTGGCGCACCTTGGCCTCTTGGCGAGCGGCAGCGATCGCCTGTACCTCCATCGCCATATAGCCAGCAGCGAGTTCCTTAAATTCTGCGGGGGCGAGGCCCGCCTTGTGCGCGAGTCCCTGGAATGCGCCCAAAAGCTCCGGGCTGAGTGCGTATCCTTCGGGGGCGTCTTCAGGCACCTCCACCGCGTAGGCCTCAGCCACCTTGTCTTCAGCAGGCACGCCACGCAGCTCGCGCAACTTGGCGCTGAAGGCGTCCTTCTCTTCCTGCGGCGCGTCCTCTGCCGGCGGGGCCAGCGGGTCAGCCTTCTTGCCGATAAGCTTCTGTGCCTCGACAAGCGCCTTGTAAGCGTCCTCCGGACTCTTGTACTTCTCAAGTGTCTTCTCCCCACGCAGGGACTCAGGACGCCAGTCCTCAACAGCGGCGGCCTGCTCTACATTCTGCGCCGGAGCTTCGACGGCTACGGTTTCGGCAGCGGTCACGGGTTCCGTGGGTGTCACAGCGGCAGTCAGCAAAGTCGGTTCATCAGCCATTCGGTGTGTCTCCCTGCTCGGCCATGGCGCGCCTGGCACCCTGGGTGTCGAGCATGTTAAAGATGTGCAGGGCCAGTGAACGCGCGCCCTCGTTGAACGCCGCGCGCATTGGGTCTGTGTTGAAGGTCGGGCTCATCAAGTGCCCCTTGGTGTACAGGTCGCGCAGCACGGCCTTGCCTGCGGCGCCGTCGAACACTACCTGGTACTGTTTGCGGATAGTCTCCTGTTGGCTCATCATCCCGCGCCCCCCATGATAGCCGTCAGCCCGTTCGGCTTGCTCATGTCCGCTTGGCTGGCGGTCTTCGCCGTGTTCGCTACAGCGTCAGCCTGCACCAGCGCTGCCTGCGCCTGCATCTTCTGCGCGCGCTGCTCACGTATCCCCTCTACCTCGCGCTTGCTGCGCTTCACGTCTGCCGGGGCTCCGGAAGCGTCGAACATGTGTCCCGCGATCTTGTCAGGAATAAAGTTGTCGGTGATCTCCTCAAACCCTGGGATTTGAGACGCGGCCATCGCCTGCTCCATCAGCATGTTCATGCTCTGGATGCCCGCCTGCTTCTGCGCCTGAGTGAGCGGCCCGGTGTAGTAGAACTTGATATTGCGCTCGGTGTAGCCTTCAGGCATGGGCGGGATAACGCCCTCACGCATCAGTATAGCCAGCACGCGCCGAATCTGCGGCGTCAAGTCCTCGCTCTGCGCCCGGCCAAGCACAGCAGCCAGCGTCTTCCAGCGTTCGCTGTACTTTAGCTGCGCCTCGGTGGCGGTCATGTTCGGGCGGCTGGAATCGTCGAACTGATTAGAGTAGAACCACTCACGCACGGCTTTGCGCTTGGCATCGGCCATGGCCTCGATGGCGCCGAGGTCCACGCGCACGGGCAGCGCCTCGATCTTGTCCTGCGTGCCGCTTCGGTAGTAGGAGATCCCGCCAGGACCTGAATTGATGGGGCCGAGGAAGCCGTCATCGGGCACCATCAGCGGCGGGTCGGACATTTTCTCCGCAGCCATAAGCGCAGAGCGCGCCATCGCGTACAGCACACGCGCGTCGGCAAGCGCAGGCAGCGCGGCACCGCGCCCGTATATCTCGCCAGCGCTCTTGTCCCAGCGAGGGCAAGAGTAAGGAAATTCGTGGTAGCCCTTTTCCTCAAGAATGTGCTTGCTCTTGAACTCCATGTACACGCAGGCGTAGGGCATCGCCTGATTGCCCTTGGCCTTCGGGCTAATGTCGGAGCGCGGATACGTGCAGTGGAGAATCTCCACCTCTGTCTCCGGCTTGTTCTCGTCCATAAGGTCGCGGACTTCCTTGCTGACCTTCGTTTCGCCCCACTCCTGCACCATCTGCCGGGCGGTCATCTTGTACTTGCGGTACACGGTATCCACCACGCCGCGCGCGGACTCGGAGATGTAGACCTCGGAAAGCGGTATAGCGCGCACGCGTATCAGGCTCTCATCGTCCGCCTCGGTGTACTTGCACGACAGGCCGAACAGGCTCTCACACTCGATAGCCTCAGCGCCCGCCGTGTAAAAGTTCGTCTCCTCGTTGGCGAACACCTCAAGCATGATGTCGGTGGCCTGTGCGGCCCACTTCTGGAACTCATCGCCCTCGTCAAGCTCGTTACGGATATCGCGGAAGCCGAGGCCAAGCCAGCGCGACGAAGGGTCCATCAGCATGCCGAACACGCGAGCATCCATCATGCCTTTGGCGCTTACGGGAGTGCTGTCCCATATGTGCTCATCGCCAGCTTCCCCGGCCTGAATGTCCGTGCCGAAGCCCAGCCCCTTGATAGGGTCGAACATCTGCGCCAGCTCACGCCACGTGGACTCGTACACGGAGCGGGCAGATTCCATGCCCTTGAAGCGCAGTAGAAGGAGTTCAGCGGTTTCCATCGCCTAGCCCAGCTTTGCCTTAAGTCCGGCCTGTTCCGTCTGCGCCAACTCGCCCGTACCCTGCACAGCACCGCCGCTACCGCCCTTGAGCTTCTTCAAGCGCGTCGCTTCAAGGTCGCGGGCCTCATCGGCCTTGGCGACGGCTTCAGCGCGATCAGCGGCAAGCTGCTTGGCCTGTTCAGCCTCACGTGCGGCCTGCTGTGCGGCAGCCTGGGCTGCGGTGTCCACTTTCGGCGCAGACGGTGCGAAAAAACTACCCATTAGCTTGCCCTCCTGAGACTGTATCTGTTGTTCGTGTGTGCGGGGCGGGGCGAGCTAATGGCGCTCAGGCTCCTTTGCCTGTGCCCTACCGCCAAGTATCTGAACGCGTCCGATGCGTGGCTTGTCCAGTCGTGCAGCGGGTGCGCCTTGAAGTCGCCCATCTTGTCGTTGAATTCGCGGCGGTAATGGCGCAGGGCCTCAAGCCCCACGCCGCACTTCTCTCTGTCAAACCACGCCTTCGTGAGGACGCTTCGCACGGCCTGGATGCCGTCAGCTATCGGCAGATTAGGCGCAGTATCAAACCGTATGCCAAGCTCCCGCGCAGTCTCTAGGCGGCTCTTGCCGCTCCCCAGCTCACGCACCGCGATATCGTGGGGGGCGATGTGCCCGCCGTAGTTGTAATGCTTGTCTGTCAGCACCTGGGCATAATGCGGCAACCCCTCTCCCCCGGCCTCGTAGTAGTCAATTACCCGGTACGCCCCGCCTCGCTCGACCTGGAAGAACCAGATGGACGTGCTGTCACTCACACCCAAATCCCACGCCGTGTACACTGGCAGCGCTGGCTCGTATGGCACATTGCAGATGCGCCCGTCTCTCTCCGCCTGGTCAAGCCGCCGCGAGTAGTACGCGCCCTTGATAGCTGCCGAGAATGAGCACTCAAGCTCCTGCTCATATTCATCCGTGTCCATCTCGCGCCGAAGCGCGGCAAGCTCATCTGGGTCGATGATGCCCGTATCGCTGGCCTTGAACATGGCGGCGTACCACTCCGGGTCGCCTAGCGCCCGCTCATACAGCGCGCAAAATTCGTCTCTGCCCTGCGGCGTACCGATGAAGAGCGCCCAGCCCTTGCGGTCAGACAGGGCCGGGCGCAGAATCTCCGTCCACATACGCATTGGCATCTGTGCAACTTCGTCCAGTACCACGCCGTCAAGGTAAATGCCGCGCTGACTGTCGGGGTTGTCAGAGCCTAGCAGCGTCACGCGCGCCCCATTGGGCAGGTCGCAGCGCAACTCGGATTCGTTGAACTTCACGCCGGGGATGTTGCCCGCGTAGTAGCGCAGGTAGTCCCAAGCCACGGCCTTGGCCTGGCGGTACAGCGGGGCGAAATAGGCGAAGCGCGGATTCGGCTTCTGGCACCTGGCAGCCGCAATGATGAGCGCGTTGATGGACAGCACGGTCTTACCGAAGCGCCGATGACACACCAAAACGCTGAACCGCTTAAGCCCAGCGTGCACCGCGCTTTGCTGCGCGTGAGGCGTGTAGAGGCTATGCACCTGGGTCACGGTCCACCTTCACGATAAACTCAAGCTTGGCGCCGTCAGGGCCACTGTGCTCTAAACCAACCTTCTCCCCCCACTTCTTCGGGTTCCACTTCGCCAGGAGCTTCAGGCGGGTTTCGATCTGGAGCTTACGATGGCCCAGCATGTCGCCGCGCTTCGTTTCTACGTAGCCGTCCTCGTCGGTCTTCGTCTCCTCGCCCATTTGTGGAGTGTCGGCGATGGCAAGGCACTCCTGCGCTATGGCTTCCTCGCCGAGTTCCCGCGCACGCGCGATGCGGTCCGCGAACGCGCTGTCCTCGCCAAGCCACGCGTATATTCTTTGCCAGCTCGGATTGCCCTCCTGCCTGCAAAACTCGCGCAACGTCTTTCCTTCGGCTATCCACGCCTCAAGGGCGGCCAGTATCCCCTGGCGTTCGGCCTTGCTGCGTATTTTGCCTTTGCCCCTGCTCATTCAAACACCTGTTTGATTGTCTGTCGCCCTTCACCACCAAGGGGTATAATCAGCCACCGGCCATCCGTTTTTTCCATCCCAGCAATATCGAGCCTGCCTTGTACTCCCACCGTTCGATCTTCCCCTTGGGGCGACGCTGCCCGTGGTCGGCTCGCGCTCTTGCCTGCCGTAGCTGGCTGATCTGGTACCCCGGCGCTCGTTTATCCTTTACCCCGGTCGGTGCCGGGCGATAGGCCCCCGGTGGTCGTGGGGGCTGGGTGGTTAGCATAAATGATTCTTTTACTGTCTAAACTGTCGGCAGATGCCAACGATGTCTGCGTCTGCGCCAGCGTATCGGAGCTGGTCACGCTCTGTAATGTATGCAGAAAGTATGCCCACGGCGCGCTCAAGCTGCGCCAGGCGGGCGTATAAAATAGCGCTGTCATCTGGCTTCGCCATGTCGTCGAGCGTGGGCGGTTCTTTTCGTGGTCGCGGCATTATTTCTTCTCGTGAGTAGCGTTGCAGGTTGTCTCGATGATCGTCACGCGTCTGTCCACGCCGTTGACGATGAGCTTTAGGGCCTCATGGTCAGCCCATGTCACGCACTCTTTCTCCTGCTGCGCCTGCTTGGCTTCCATGCGGTCAAGCCGGGTGTCGACACGCCCCATCCAAGAACGCAGCGACCACCAGATAACGATGAGCAGCGCGCAGATTGTGGACAGCAGGAGGTTGGAGAGCTCAACGGGCATCGTTCAGCCCCCCAGGCCGTTTGTTCTGGCGTATTCTCCGTAAGCGGCGATCGCAGCCCTGTCGTATGCCATCCCCGCCTCCCGCTCAGACAAAAACTTCCCAAGATATGTTTGCTTGTCGTTAATGCTGATGTTGGCGTACCAAGCCTTGTCGCGTTTGTGCCACGACACGCCCTTCAGTGCTGACGACCGTCCACCCTGCGGGCGCTGGTTGCGCTGGTTCTCGTGCTTCGTACAAACACGAAGATTGGCGCGGCAATTGTTCAGCGCGTTCCCGTCGGCGTGGTCAACCTCCATGCCTTTAGGTGCGCCCGTGATGACACGGTGCAACAAAACAAGCTCACGAGATCCATCTGGCCTACCGATCTTCCTGGCAGCGTAAACACGCAGGGTTCCGTCCTTGCGCCTTGCTTCCTGTGCATGCCATTTTACGGTAGAAACCATTTCGTAATCCTCGTCGTCGACAATCGCTATATGCCCATTGGAAAGGACGAGATGTCTCATTCTGCACCCCTGTAGTGCCCCGATTGTTCTCTTTTGGGAAAGCGAGTCAGGTTCTCGCCTTGTCGGATGCCTCCTATCCCAAAAGAAAAATTGCTATGAGAGCCCGAGCATGCCGAGCAACACGCGGCCCAAGAGCGCCATCTCTTCCGCCGCGTAGCCGGGGAAATTAGAACCTGGGAACAGACCGATAAGGAGCGGGCGCACGACAAGCTGCCAAACCATCGCAGTGCCCATGCACCAGCCCACCCAGCCGCGCCAGGACTTGAGCAGGCCGACAAGGCCACCGCTGCCAGAGGTCTGAGCCTCCGCGGTGTTCGTGGCCTGCTGGCCCATGGCCTCGTCGTGGGTGTGCTGCTGCGCAAGCTCCTTGTTGGGCCAGATGCGCTTGACGATGGTGTCAAACAGGCCGGTGATGGCCGATACGGGGTTGAAAGAGTCGAGCAGTCCCATGGCTTACCCCTCCGCCAGTTTGCGCGCCGCAGCCATGCAGGCCAGCACGCGGGTTTCCCAGCCCTTGCCGAACTTCGGCCAAGTCGGAAGCGAACGCAGATACGCGAGGCGCGAGGCCCCGTATGCATTGATGACGGCGCCCATAAGGTCCGGGCTCAAGGTGTTGGCGATGGCGCAGGTGTGCGGCCCGATCTTGCCGTCTGCGGCAACGCCCAGGCGGTCTTGCAGCCTGCGGCAGGCCACGCCAACGCCGGAGTTGTATGCGAAGTCCACCAGCATGAGCGCCAGAGGCGCGGGCAGCATGTCGGCATGGCAGGGGTCGAAGTAGTCGTTCTTGAAGATAGCCTTGGCTTCCTCGACAGTCAGGAGCCGCACGTCGTCGGCGTCAATGTCGCCGTCGCGGTCCTTGTCGCCAATGTCGTCCCGGTGGGCGCGGATGCTCACGCCGTGGTTGGTCGCCCCGCCTGGGTCGGCTGGATTGTCAGAGAAGCCGCCCTCGACGCTAGGGCCAAGGGTGAAGGCTATGCAGGTTTCGAATTTTGTCGCCACGTCTCCCCCTCGCTTTTGCGGGCTGGCCGGGTTGCCGTGTGGTGCGCCGCAGGCAGGAAGAAGCACCCGCAACACCCACCATGACGCATCACCGGCCCAGGCCCGTTTGCGGGGGATTATACGGGGGCTATGAGATTGCGGGCAATGGAGCGGGGTCTACGTGTAGACCGGGCTCGTCGAGGTACAGGCCAATGTCGAGCGTGACGAGCATCTTGCCCTTGCGCCCGCAGCCCGTGCATTTCACCAGGCACTCACGCACAAGCAGGCCGGTGCGTTCCTCGGCGAAAAGCGCGCCGGATTTTCGGACCGTGATTGCGCCGGAGCAGGCAGGGCAAGGAATGTGGGGTTCTGGCATCATGCATCCTCGGCTGTAGGCTTCGTGTACGGGTTGTTTTCCTCGGTAAGGCGGAACGTGTAGCGCAACAGCATCTCGTCGCCCTTGCGCCAGGTCTCTACAAGCTGGCCAGTGGCCAAGTTGCCTATGGTGCGCTCCTGCGCGCGCTTCTGGAAATAGCGCACTTCGTGGGGGGTGATGGGCCCACTCATCTCTGGCTCAGCATTGTCTTGTCTTCGTCCAGCAGCCGGATGAAGCGCAGCGCGCTTGCCGCCACGTGCAAAAGCTCCATACGCAGCGCCGGGCGGTTCACAGGCTTGCCCCAGACCTCGGCCCAGGCCTCCTGCTCCTCGCGGCGCAGGACGGCGGCGGCGTGCTGGATTGTGGGGAATGGGCCGTGCAAAGTGTCGGCGCGGGCGGCTTCGGCCAGGACGTCGGCGGTGATGCGGGAGAGGCTCACGCCGCCACCTCGGGCCAGGGCTTGGCCCCTATGGCGCATAGGGCTTCAGTGGGGTTTCTGGCGATGTGCACCGGGCCTTGTCCACGCAGCTTGACCAGCGTTTCGATTTCCTTCGCGGTCAGCTTCTGAGCGCTTGGCGGCTTGCTACCGTCTTTGACCTCGATTACGAACCATTGCCCCCTGTAGGCCACCAGCAGATCGTAAGGCTCACCTGAGATGTGCACGTAGGCACCGACCATGCGCAGCACCTCGACGATGCCCGGCTGGTTGGCGTCTACGGCTTTGGCTCTGGCGAGGCGCTTCACTTCCCACCTCCCAACACCTTGAGCGCGGCGGCGGCGAGGACGCGGGGGGGAGACATAAGCGCAGCGCCAATTCCAATAATGTCGGGTGCAAGCTCGCGTTCGCGCATTGTCAACTTGCGCGCCAGCATTGACGCTTCTACTCTCTTTTGCGTTTCGACCGGAGCGTCGTCAAGAATAGCAAGTGCTAACTGCGGAAACAGCCCTCGCCTCTCAACTTCCGGCAGCACGTGCTCCGCGAGGTGGTTGCGATCCGTGGCGGGGGAGAAGTGCCCTTGGTATATACGCGGGTTGTAACCTCCTTCGTTTGGCGGAAGTTCCCACATGCTGTGGCCCTCAATGCCAACAACATCTTCCCACCCCAGCACATCAGCCAGCTTGCGATTCAGTTCGGCGTCAGTCATTATTTCCCTCCTCCTGCCGCCTTCGCGGCCCACTCTCGGTTAATGCACCCTCGCGCCCTATCCAGAGCCATTGCCCCGCATCCTGTGCCTGGCGTCTTGTCCTCGCGCCTTTGCTCCCAAGCGTTGCAGTTGGCGAGGCAGAAGGTGGGTGGAGGGGCTACCACCAATCCCACAGCACCGTCCTTTTCACGACGGGCCGCAACTCCGTTTCGTCGATGCGCTTCCACCTACGCCTGGCGCGACGGCGAAATTTCTTTTTGAAGGCTGCGCTTGGCCCAAGGTTCGACGGCCCGTCGCGATGAACTTCCCACGGTTTTATCCAGCCCAGCGCAAGGCTGATGCCTCGGTTTCCCATGCATCCACGGAAGTTGCTTCTGCGGGTTCTGCTCATATCCGTACATCCGCGAAGCAGCGGCCAGCGGTGAACAAATCGGCAAGCCCGTTCAGCCCGTCCGCACCATTCATCGCCCGCCACTTCGCCCGGCAGACCGGGCAGCGGTAATCCCAGGTTGCCTCTCCGCAGTCGTGGCAACGCCGCATCGCGTTCAGGGGCGCGTCAAGCGACTTTCTCTCCCTGGATGATGCAAGGACAGCCTGACGCGTCAAACCGCGCTCCTGACGCTTCTCACGCGCCTTTCTGGCCTCTCTGGCGAGAGAACAGACTTTGCCGCAAGTCTTGGCCGCGAACTTCGAGCGGCTGGGGACCATCGCCTTGCCGCATTCCGAGCAGTTGCGCTTTGCGGCCTCGATGCCAGCGCCGCCGCAGGAAGGGCAGTCCTTCTTGCTCAACCAGTTGGGGATCCAGTATGCGGCCTGGCAGGCCCGGCACGTGATCTTCTGCATTGTCCTTTCTCCTCTCTGCCTGCTCTTGCCCTGCTGGGAGGGCGGGCGGTTAGATCTAGTTAACGCTAGGCTGATGCTTCGGTGGTTGCCGCACGCATGCGGTCAAAACTCGCCAGGATGTCTCCTGGGACAAGGTTCCCGCCTTCGGCCCCCCTGGCCTTGGACCACTCCACTACGTGCTTCTGGTAGGCATTCCACCACTTCGCCTGCACCTTGCGCTCTCCGCTGGGGCAGACCATGTAGCCAAGAGACAGCATCTTCCCCCTATTCCCGGCGTACTTGTGGCCGGGGTAGCAACGTTCGCAGGTGCAAACGTAGGTGTTTACCTGCCCGGTATTTGGGTCTTTGCGATATCCGGTTATTGTCCCGTCTCCGTCACAGTTGGCGCAGCCCTTCGCGGCTCCTTCTCCGGCGTGGGAGTCAATGGCGCACCAGATGTCGAGGATCGCCTTACCCAGATTCATCGGCATAGAATCCTTGGTGTCTTCCAGGCGTTCAACGATGTCCTTCACGTAAATGCCGGGAATGTGCTTCACGCGCAACCAGGTGCGGTTCTTGGTAGCTGGGTTTATTGCTTTGCCGAACGTCCCATGCAGCGCTGTGCAGATGCCCTCAAACTCGAATTCGGTCATGATGCCTTTGACCTTCCTTCCGCTTTCACGCGCTCTCGTTCGATGATCGAATCCAGGTCCATGGGCAGGTCTTCGCCAAATGCTCCGAGCTTACCGGATTGCGATGCTTCCATCTTGATTGCCAACTGGTCAAACTGCTTTCGGAGCTTCAACGTAGACAGGATGTTTACCGCCCAACAGAAACCAGTGCCGTCTCGCGGTATGTTATCGGCTTGTGCCCACTTGATTACGTCTCGGACGTGCTCCGGTTCACGCTTGTCGATTCGTAGCATCAGGTCGACGTGCTTGGCCCAGGCTTGCAAGTCGGGCTGCTTAAATTCAGGGCGGTTTAATCGGATGCGGTTGAACAGGTATGTGGCAAGTCGAAGCTCGATAGAGCCTTCGACAAAAGGAATGTCTTTCTTCTTTTCATTCTTTACATTCTTGATAGTGTCCGTCTGGTGTCCGTTTGGTGTACCGCTTGCTGTACCGTTTGCTGTACCGTTGTTTGGGCCATCGCCCTGGTATTTGTCGTAATTCAATACGGTTACGACTGTAGTTTTGTTGTCCTGGCTGGTGGCTAACATTTGGTCGTTTTCAAGCTCTCTCAAAAAACGTCTTACCTTACCGCGAGACCACTTCCAGCGCTCGGACAGGGTGAGTTCGGAATAGCCAATCTGACCACGGGAAAGCTCTATCTTAATTCCCCTTACGCGGATGGAGCTTGGCCCATGCCCAGCCAAGGCAAAAAGATCTACCCAGGCTTGCCCCCTGGTGAACGGTTCGGAGAGCCACAGCGGACTACTCAAGAATGGACGATGAAATTTGCACCATCCTTCGGCCATGGCCTACTCCGCCAATCCAAGAACCTGCATCATGGCCCGGATGTTCTTCTTCGACGTGTGTCCGAACCTGCCACCCTTGAACGACATCAAGGAGCGAAACAGCAAGCGGACCGTTACCGGAACTTCCGCAATCTGATTGTTAAGGCTATCCACCTCGCGTAGCAGCATGTGTGCCTGGAATTTCTTTTCCTCGTACTTTCGCTTCCAACTCATCCTTTCGATGGGTTGTCGGATGTCAGAGTTCATTCCGTACCCCCCCGTCTACCATAAGCTTTGCGCTGATATATTATCGCACCAACCTTAGATAGCAGAGCAGGGCCAAACCCTTTGCGCTCCCCGGTTAGAACTCGTGCGATGTATTGCCAGCGTTTCAAACCAATAAGGGCCGCAAGTTCTTTTGGGCCCGTCCCTGTCCGATCAAAATAGTTTGCAAGATCATCCTGTATGTTCATGGATCTTTTTTGCCATATCACTGGGGCGGAGTCAAGCCCAAGTTGGGCAAACTTTGCAAAAATATTTACCCAAATGGGGTTGACATAAGTTTTCGGCTGTGTGAGAAGGGACTCACGAACGGAGCGGAAAGAAACTAAGCGAACGGCGCAGCGGACCCCACGGGGAAGGCATAAAGCGGACTAGTAGCCAAGCACCGGAACCCGCGAAGTGAGTAAGATTTGAGCGACAAGACGACATAAAGATAAGCCTTACCGACGCCACCTAATAGTAGCCGCTCGCCACCGCAAACACAAACGCCAACAGGGGAAACAGCCATGACACAGACACGCATCCTCCAGCTTTCCGACAGGGACAGCCCGAGCAGGGCCAAGCGCAAGACGCTCATTGAGGTGCTGTGCATAATCGGGATCGCGCCGTTGGCGGCTTGGCTGGCAATCGGATGCATAGAGTGGGCCAGCACGTGGCTGGCGGGGAGGTAGGGCCATGAAGTGCGACAAGTGCGGTAAAAAGATCATTGGTGCGCGCGTCCAGATCATCCACCCAGACACCCGCAAGGTGCTGGCCACCTACTGCCCGGACTGTGCTGACAAGATGGAGCGCGTATGGGCCAGAAACGCGCGGAAGGAGGCGGCATGAGCCACAGGCACGCTTTCAAGCTCGACATCTACCCGGACTGCTGCTGCGACGACTGCGCCGAGTACGGCAAGGAAACAGATGGTCAGTGCGAGATCTTCAACGAGGCCGTGGCTTCTCTCCCGCAGGGATTCGGGGAAATGGAAATCCCCCGCACCACCAGCAAGTGCAGCCAGTTCAAGCCAGGTGCGGACCTTCTGGCCGACCTCGCGGACGAAGCGGCCTACCGCAGAGAGCAGGACGCCAGAGAGCGCGCCCGCGAAATGGGGATGCACGCATGAGCGCAAACACACCCCCGGCCACCTCCCGCTTTCCCGTGCTGTGGCGCGGCACGCAGGCCGGGCGCGCGGAGAAGTGTATTCAGGACGGCATGAGGCAGAGGCGGGAAATGCGGCTGGGGTGGCCGCGCCTCACCACAGATTTCCCCGGGGCCGTTGAGGCCATCGGACACAAAAAGGCCGCGCAGATGATGCGCGAGGAGGGAAATTAGAATGGAAAATCAGATCGCAGTCCTTCAGCCGCAGGGGGCAGTCGTTGCCACCCTGGATAGCATGGCCGTCCCATTTGAGGCCATCCTGAAGCGCAAGCACATGCTCCAGGGGGTCATGACCCACATCATGAAGAACGAAGTGCACTACGGGAAGATCCCCGGGTGCGGCGACAAGCCGACCCTGCTCAAGCCTGGGGCCGAGGCCATCTTGTCCACGTTCCAGATCGCCCCCGAGTACATCATTTCCAAGACAGAGCTGGGCAACGGCCACCGGGAATACGAGATCGTGTGCAAGCTCTACGCGCTCAACGGGGCCTTCGTCGGCTCCGGCGTTGGCTCGGCCACCACGATGGAAGGCAAGTACCGCTTCCGCGTGGGCGGCGGCGAGGCCACGGAAATACAGGTGCCCAAGAAGTATTGGGACACCCGCAAGAACGACCCCAAGGGCGCTTCGAGAATCCTGCGCGACCTGGCCAACCAGAACGGCATCGAGGGTGAAAGCTTCGGCACGCAGAAGGTAGACGGGGTGTGGATGCTTACCACCAAGGGGGCCGATGCCAAGATTGAGCACGACAACCCTGCCGACTACTACAACACCGTCCTGAAGATGGCAAAGAAGCGCGCCATGGTTGACGCGACCCTAACCACCACCGGTGCCAGCGACATCTTCACCCAGGACATCGAGGATATGCCGGAAGTCATCCCCGGTGCGGACAAAATGCCGCAGTCCCCGCCGCAGGGGTTCCAGGCCCCGGCAGGTATGGACGACATGCCCGGAGACGCGCCGCACGTCGATGCGATTAACGTAACCGGGTTGGCCGACTTCCTCAACGGTGTGGCCGACCTCGCCGAGCTGGAGGCCGAATACAAGATCATAAAGGCAAGCCCGCGGTGGGCCGTCAGTGACCAGAAGGCCATCAACGCCGCGTTCAGCACCCGCAAGGCCGCGCTTACGCAAAGGGAGGCCGCGTAATGACTGCCACCAACCCAACCGACCTGAACCTGTCCTTCACGCCTCCCGCGGTTCAGGGCTTCGACTACGCCGCCCTTGAGGCTTGGGCCTTGGCCATCGCGGAGAAGTACCAGGGCCTTGTCGTCACCGAAGATCAGGTTGTCGGCATCAAGTCAGAAATGGCGCACCTGAACGCCACAAAGAAGAAGCTGGACGACGCCCGCAAGGATGCCGTCAAGGTCGTCTCCGCGCCTATCAAGGAGTTTGAAGCGCAGATCAAGGCCGTGTGCGCCATTTTCGATAACACCTATGCCGCCCTGTCCGAGCAGGTGAAGAACCACGAAGAGCGTGCCCGCGAGATCAAGCGCCAGGAAGTGCTTTTCGCAATCGAAACCCTGACGGCAGAGGCGGGCTTCCCTGGCCTGGAAGTCCCGGTGCAGGACTCCTGGCTGAACAAGACGCAGAAGCCGAAGGCCACGGCGGACGCCATCAAGGCCATCATCGCGGACCACATCAAGGCCGAGAAGGACGCCGCTGCGCTGGAACAGGCGAAGCAGGACCGGGCCGTTGCCATCGAACAGCAGTGCGCGGCCCTGGCCCAGGGCTACGGCTTCGCGCTGCCCGTCAGCCAGTTCCTCAAGCTGCACGACCTGAGTCTTGCGCTGGTGGACGTGCACGAGAGCATCACCGCAGCCTACCGCGCCAAGGCCGACCAGATGGCCCGCGAGAACGTGGCCCCTGTGCCCGCCAGCGCCGCCGTGGCGGCTCCTGCGCCCCAGGCCGCGCCATGCGCCCAGGCCCCCATTGCCGCCCCTGCGGGTTCCCCGGTGCTCAAGAACATCACCGTGGCCCTGCGCTTCGACCCGGCGCGCGAGAACGACATCAACATGGCCCTGCGCCACCTTGAAGGGCTTGGCGTGAGCGTGGTGCGCGTGGCCGGTCCCTACGAGACGCGCGAGATCATCCCGCAGCAAACGACAGCCCCGGTTCAGCGCGCCCGCAACTATTAGTTCCCCTCCCTCACCCAGGGCTGCCCGTCGTTTCCCCCGGCGGGCGGCCCGACAAAAGGAGCAACATCATGCAGATCACAATCAATACTGCTGACATATTGGGCGACGAAACAACCATCCGCGACGAGGTAGTTTCCGCCATCACCAACGCCATGCGCCACGAGATGCGCGACAAAATTGCCACGCTGGTTGCCGTCAACGCCGAAGCCGCCTTGCGTGATGCCATCAAGGATCAGATGGCGGGGATCGTCGCGATTCACCTTGACGCTCCATTTTGCCCCACGGACATCTACGGCAACAAAAAGCCGGAGACGACTCTCCGCAGTATGATTGCCGAGATCATCCAAAAGGAATGCACGCTGCAAACCAGGGGTAGCAACTACGATCAGAACCGCTTCACCCAGGCCGTGAATGAAACGCTCAAGTCCGAACTTGCCCGTTTCCAGAAGGAGTTCAACTCCATCGTCACGGCCAACGCGGTAAGTCAGACCCTCGAACTCGCATACAAGAAGCTCCGCGAAGTCTGCGGCATCAAGTAGCTGCGGCCCAACACCAGAAGATGCCCACCTGGCGTATCTCGCAGCAAAGAGAGAATTGCACCCAGGCTCTACGCTGTAGCCCTGCGACGAGGAATCGCAGGGGCGAATGAGCGAAGGTAAAAACAAAGGGAGGAGAGGGAGATGACAGTTGAGGAAATCATGACCAGGACAGCGCGTTTGCCGCTTTCTCTGGACGAGCTGGAAACTGGCCGGAAGCTTGCTGATGCCGCGAACCCTGCGCCGTGGAAAATGGGCGGTGAATTCGGGGAAAATTGGGAAGTTGCCGACTTCGGCGTATTTGAAGGTCCCGACGGATACGCCCGGCAAATGCGCGTGCAGACCGATGGCTGCAACGCTTCACGCCTGTGCGGGACGGCGGAAGACGACGCGGCTCTGGTTGTGTGGATGCGTAACAATATTCGCGCTCTGCTGGCACAGGCCCGTATGGCCTACCTCGCCGCCGCCGTGGGCGACGGTGCCGTCATCATCGCCTAGCCCTTTCCCTCCCATACCGCCCAGGCTGGATACCTGGGCGGCAGCGAGCGAGAGAGCAACAACAAGGAGGAGAAGATGAAGGGATCTAATAGCACGTACCGCCCAGCACCGGGAATAACTTGCCTCATCTCACCGCCGAACAGCGACGACGGCCACGGGAATTACACGTTTGGCGAGTTTGAGGTGTTGTGGACGGACGCGACATTCATTGTCTACCGCCACAAGGATTGCTGGCCGTGCGTGAATAAGTGGGAACACGTGATCTGCAAGCCGCTTGAGAAGGAGGAGGCCCCCCATGAGTAACGCCCCCCTGACTGCTGCGGAGATTGAGGAAATCAAGGCATTGGTTGGGAACCACTACACGACGTGGGAAAGCGACGACAAAGAAGCCGCCGCTACGTATTTGGCGCGCCTCCTCTCCATGCTCACCCCTCCCCCTGACGCGGCGGTGAGGGCGGCGGTGAAAAACGCGGAGGAGTTGCTGGACGGTGTACACGTAGGATCGTCGATCGCGGATGGACTGAAAGTTGTCAGGATTCGCCCCGAAAGCCTCCGCACCATCCTGCGCGCCGTGCAGGCACCAAGGCTGACCCCAGCGCAGATAGAAGCGATTCAGGTGGCAGCATCTTTGCTCAAAGGCAAAAATGGAGATCGTGCGTGGGCTAGGCGCAAACTTGAAGCCGCGTTCCCCGAAGCGTTTGAAGGGGAGGCAGGGAAATGAAAGACTACTATGCGTTTATCCGCGAGCTCTGCGCCACTGGACTCCTCCGGTGGGAAGAAATGACCGATCCCGACCTATGGGACATGCTGTTCGACGTATTCTGTTGTCCGGGGTGCGAGGAGGTGGACCGTGGGTGACAATGACCTGATTTGCGACAACTGCGGAAACGAGGACCAAAGCGACTTCGCCCCAGGCGAGGACGGCAAGCCTGCCTGCGGGAATTGCGGCTGGCAACGTATTCGCACCCGCCGCGAAGTAGAAGAACAGGAAAGGCTTGAGGCCGAAAGTCGTGAAGCCGCGAACAGGATGAAGGCCGACCTCGCAAGAGTAGAACCGGAGGAATGGTAGCCATGAGCAAAATGATGGACATGCAGGACGGGCGGACGACCCCCGCGCTGCTGCCGGAAGACGTAAAGTGGGCCATGCGCGAGTTGAACGCTTACGCTGCGCAGAACCCCGGAACGCCGCTCGGCATCATGTACGCCACGCTAGGAACCCGCATCTCCGACCTCGT